CGACAGAACTACTTAATACAGTGTCCATTATGTGAATGAAAACATGGTGATTATGCGTGTTTCTGCTTAATCTTTGAGCAAATGTACTCATTCTGTGGATAACTTTGGCATCTGGTCTGTGGATAACTGCTCAACCACTTCGACGTGGCGCAGCGCCTCCATGCGTAAACCCTGAATGCTGATGTTGACCGACTGCGCTTTGTCAGTGCCGTAGGTCTTCCGATCCCATCGCTCGGCCAGCCACTGGCGCGTCCGGATGCGCTGCACGTCGCGTTGGCCGTTGTCGGCGTCCATGCTGTCCGCGATAGCGAGTGTCTCGCAGGCTAAATGCGAGGCCGCTTCCACCCGCGCGCGCGTTATTTTAGCTTCATAGTCGTTGTCCGATATCCAAGTATCGAGCGCACGCCGTCCGATGCCCAGGCCACGGCATATGTCTGCCTTGCTACGCCCTTCCTCAAACATTGACAGGATCAACTCGTCATCAATATCCTCCAGCAGCGCGATATCGGCTCTCACTTTTGGATTCCCAGGCATTAGATGACCCTCCAAGCATTTTTCGTTACCGCAAGCACCCTGCGTATTACCTCATCCCATAAATCACGTCCTGCGCTCATCTCGTACCCTTTCTGCTGCCACTGTGTCGAATAACTTGCCGCCCTTGAATGGTTTGCTGATGTCGATGTCGTTCTCCATCTCCTCAAATCCGCTTGATCCTTGAGGCGTCACGGGAACCATTGTCGTGCCTGGAATCGCCGCCTTGATCTCTCTCACTTGTTTCAGAGTTGGACCGTTCATCACCACCTCCAGTTCCGCGAGTGTCCAGATCGATCTCGCGCCTTTCTGCTTGCGGAACTGCTCATACCAGGTCGCCATCTTCTTATCCTTGACAACGACCAGCAATCCATCGTCTTGCATCATGTACTCCATGCAATCGATTTTAGGCATCTGCTCTATGCCTGCCTCAGTCGCCCACCTGGTGAGCGCCTTGTAGGCCGCGATCATTCCCTTAACGGCCTTCTCCAGCCGTTCCTCGTCCCGCGCCTGGCTGGCCTCCCAGATGCGCTCCCGCTGCGCGTTGAACTTCCTGCGGAACTCAGGCTCCACCAGGTCGATCACTCGGTCAATGCCCCAAGTCTTCTCATGCTCCATCTTTGCGGTCTCCATTTCAACCATGAGCGAATGCTGGAACACCTTGAACGGGTCAGACGGGAACTCATCCCTATCCGTAAGTTTCTTCGTCGCCATCCTCAACTCCTCATCTAGTCAACTTCACCATACCAACTTTCCGAGGTAGTCAACCTAGTTAACTTACTTCTTGCATTAAGCAAGAAGTTGTAAGTTGACTAGGTTTTTACCTATTCCTGTGCAACTTGCAGCATAGGCAACTGCCTATATTTCACTGAGTTGCCTATATATTCACAACATAAGTACATAGGCAACTGCCTATATTTACATAGTCAACTTCGCAAGTTGCCTATCAGACTGATGCCACAAACGGCTCATCTTTGTCACCATCGCGGTAGATCACCCAGCAGTAATTCGCCACATCCGTCTCGTGATACCCAACCAGCTTCTTGGCGAACATCGCCTTCTTGCCACGGTAAAAGTCACTGTCGATGGACTTGCTGTCACCCTTCAACTTGGCGAATGCCTCCTTCCACTCAGACACTGAGATCGTCTTGTGGCGCTCCTCACCCACATTTGTCATATGCCCATTCTTATTTAGTGCGTCGTGGATTGCGTCTAAGGCCGCTTGCTGGTTTTCCTGCAGCTTGCGTGGTTTGGCCTGGCGCTCGACTGCCTGCTGCTGCATCTCCTGCTTTAGCGCCTCGTCTGATGCCCTGACGGCCAGGCTAATCTGTGCGTCGCTGATGCCTAGCGCGCTGGCCTGGATCTCCACCTTCACCATCTCAAATCCAATCTTCAGCCCATCCTGGCCGTCCTTCTGCTTGCTGATCGTGAGGATGCCACTGCCTGCTATCGGGCTGGACAGGTTGGGAGTTGCATCAATCTTCATCAGTTCCAGCTGGGTATCCACGGCTCCCAATAGGCTGGAATGTCCCCGCAATCCCTTGGTAACATCCTTCCCACTGTGGTGCAACACCATCATGGCGCACCCAAGCATCCGCTGAATTCGTCCAGCGTTGTGGATGAAAGCGCCCATGTCCTCTGAGTTGTTCTCGTTGCCACCGCCGAATGCGCGCGCTAACGTGTCAATCTGCACCAGTTCAAACTGGACGCCTGTCTTCTCCATCAGGTCCTTGATCGAGGCCACCAACAAATCGAAATCCTCGGCGCTCGATCTCATGTTGATAGCTGCCCTTATGACGTAAATTTCAGCGCCTGCCTGGGTGCGGTTGTGCATCTTGCAGGCTTTGATCCTTGCGCCGATGCCGCCGAATCCTTCTCCTGCTATGTACAGCACCGCGCCTGCAGCTTGCACCTCCCGACCCATCCACGGCCTGCCCGTTGCCACCGCCTCGGCAATGTCCAGCGCCACAAATGACTTGTATGACCCTGGTGGCCCGTAAAGGGCAGCGAATGCCTTCCTCGGCAGCACGTTCTCTATCAGCCACTCCACCGGCTCGTCCTCAATCGAGTCCCAAGACTCGATGTTAAGCAGCTGCCGCGGCACTAGGATGGGCGGCTCAGTTATATCTAAGTTATCGGGTTCTACAGTAACTTCGGTAGAACTAGGCTGTATCCACTGGGGTGTCACTACCTGGTCCACGCTGGTTATCACCGGTAGCGCCTTAGCTAACTCTGCCAGCTTAGACCTGTCACCGCCATCCGCAACCCACTCGTAGGCATCATCCCCGAGTTCGGGTAGGTTGAAGTCCAGGACTCGGATGGCCTTAGCTACTGGCAGCAATGCCTGCACCACCCGCTTTGCGTACTTCCATCCTGGCGCGTCGCAGTCAGGAACCACTATCACCACCGCGCCAGCAAAGTATTGGGTGATGTCCTCAGGCCAGTGGCCTGCACCAGCGTGGCTCGTAGTGGCAATGGCTCCGATGCTGACCAGGGCATCCGCTGCCTTCTCGCCTTCCACCAGATAGATGGCGCGGCCAGCTTCACGCGCATTTATGAGTTCCGGTAGGCGGTAAGGCACTATGCGCGCCCCTGTCATGCTGCCCTTGCGGTTTCCTGCTGCATCCACCTTGTGGAGAGAGTACGTCTTACCTTTTTCAGAATTTACTTTGAACCGGCGCTTTACAAATAGGGTATCTCCTACCTCGTCCTTGTACTCCCACTCCTGCTCCAGCGTTGGCATAGTCATCAATTCACCTTTGATAAGCGCGAGACTGTACTCCTGACGCTGGAGCGCTGGCAACAGGTTGCGTTCCCTGACCGCGTCGAATACAGATCCCTGGTCGCAGCCGCCGTGACAATGGAACAGGTACTTGCCATTGTCTTCCTTGATAGAGAGAGACGGGTTCTTGTCACCGTTTCCTCGGCCATGCCCAGCCACAGGGCAACTCGCAAGCCAGTTCCCGTTCACCTTCTTGGCGTTGCCCAGGGCCTTGGCTATTGTTTCAGTGTCCATTGTTAGACTCCTGCTGAGAGGATTCGCCAAGCAGTTGCTGCACACAATGGGACTTGTCCATTTCCAATGGCTTTAAGTCTGTCCACCCTAGCGGCCACCCCATCAGCCACTCTACCCACGTTGGGTTCAACCTCCCACCATTCCCTGCGCCCATTGCTCGGGCTTCCTCTATCGTTGTATTGGCTTTCAGTTGCGCCCATGCTCCTGAGCCACCACACATACCTTTTGTCTTGGGTGTAGGCCAATTCGCTTGCGCGGTTAATGTTGGTGTGTTTCTCATGTGTTCGCTTGGTGCATTCGTTTCTTTGGCGTTGTGCGCTGTCGGTGTCGGCCATTTCTGAACATACTCCGCTGGTGTTGGCAATCTTCCTGCTGCAAATTTCTCGCTGCGTTCGCTCATCGTTGCGGTTGGAGTTCCTATCCATACCGACAATCCAGATTCTGTCCCTCTGATGGTTTGCTCCAACGTCCGCTGCTCCCAGCACTCCCCATCTCGCATCAAACCCCATTGCGGCCAGGTCTCCAAGAACTCGTCCAAGCCCCCTAGAAGTGAGCATTGGGGAGTTTTCCACGAACACGAATCGGGGTCGTACCTCGCAAATGATGCGTGCCATTTCTCCCCACATCCCGCTGCGTTCTCCGTCAATTCCTGCGCCTTTTCCTGCTGCGCTAATGTCCTGACATGGAAAGCCTCCCGATACAACGTCAACAATTCCTCGCCATGGCTTTCCATCAAAGGTTTGTACGTCATCCCATATCGGGAAAGGCGGGAGAAGTCCGTCATTTTGTCGGGCGCACAGTACGCTTGCGGGGTAGGGTTCCCACTCGACAGCGCAGATGGTTCTCCATCCAAGGAGGTGTCCTCCGAGAATACCTCCACCAGCGCCTGCGAAAAGAGCCAACTCATTCATATTCTCACTTTCATTATTTTTAGAGAAAAAAAAAGCCGGTGGAGATCAACCCACCGGCGCACCAGACTACTGGTTAGAAAAACTCTTCATCATCCATTACTGGCTTAGGCGCTGGCTTTGCCGCCTTGCGTACAGGCGCTGGCTCTGGCTCTGGCTCAAACTCGTCACCGCCGTCAGCGTTCATCCCAGCGGGACGCGCTACCCACGACACCAGCTTGAAGTTCGGCACTCGCGTGTTGCCCTTGCCAACCTTCTCAGGCGTCGAGTTGATGTACTCAATCACGGGTAACTTTCCTGCATTGTCAGCAGCAGCTTTGTCGCAATCGTTGTAAATTTTTTCAAATCCCTTGCAGACTCCATACGAATTAGCAGACCAGTCTACTAAGGACAGCTCTTTTGAGTACAGGGTCACCTGGAACCCGCGCTTATACCCCTCACCAGGTGATTGGCTTTTTGCACCAAGCACCTCATCAGGCTGCCAATCGCGTACACCAGCACCAATCATGAGCCAGCCGGTCTGCACCGAGTCCAGGTCCATGACCACTTTCTTGAGTTGGATTTCCTCGCCATCGCGGTTAGTCCAGGCGTTAGCCTGTGGTGCAAAGCGGATGTAGCTATTCCCAGATCCATTGTTGTTTGAAAGATTCAGCATTTCAGTTTCCTAAGTTGCGTGCGTTAGCACAGTGTTAGATGTCGGAGGATTCCAACATCTTTGCCAGAGTCAGTCCACTTGAGACCTTCTCTGTCAAATCGTCGAGCAAGTGC